TATGGATTCTTTGGGTGCAGTGAACGGTGCTAGTGGTGCTACCGGCAGCAGTGCGCCAACTGGTCAAGATGTGGTTAGTGTGGTTAAACTTCACAGATTTGGTGATGGAACCACTAATATGTTTGATGTTAGATATCAGATGGCTCTTAATGACTATTTTGGTATAAATCGACAATTGTTTATGGGAACTGGACATGGTATTGCAAGTTTTGATAGTACTAAAAGATATATCAGTCTAATTGAACAAATGTTTGAACCAGAAAAAAGAATAAGATTTAATAAAGTAACAAATAGACTTCATGTAGAAATGGACTGGTCAGAAGATGTTGAGGTTGGTAAGTATTTTGTTATAGAAGCGTATGTTGCATTAAATCCTGAAATATTCACTGAAATTTATAATGATATACTTCTTAAGAAATATTTTACTGCGTTGCTAAAAAAGCAATGGGGTTCTAATTTATCTAAGTTTGACAATGTTGCTTTACCTGGTGGTGCCACCATGAGAGGGGGAGAAATACTACGAGAAGCAGAAGAAGAACTGATAAGACTTGAAGAAGAAATTAGACTCACCTACGAACTCCCCATTGACTTTACGATAGGATAAACATGTCTGTCAATCCATATTTTAAAAAATATTCTGGTGATGCCAGCATAGTAGAAGATCTGACCATAGAAACTATAAAGGCTGCTGGTCATGATTTTGTCTATATTCCAAGAACACTTGTCGATGTTGATGAACTGTTTGGAGAAGATTATTCATCTAAGTTTGATGATGGTTATGAATTAGAAATGTATATCCAAAATGTAGATGGATTTGAAGGTGAGGGAGATATTTTATCAAAGTTCGGTTTAGAAATAAGAGATAGAATGACTCTCGTTGTATCTAAAAGAAGATTTGAAAGTACAGTAGGAACATACGAGAATAAAATAACACGACCAAGAGAAGGGGATTTGATTTACTTTCCTCTTAGCAAAACTCTATTTGAGATTAATTTTGTAGAACATGAAAATCCATTCTACCAGTTAGGAAAACTTTACACATATGTCCTTGAATGTGAGGTATTCACTTACAGTCAAGAAGACATCGATACTGGTATTTCTGACATTGATAAGGTAGAGGACGAAAGACAAGAGTTTATGGTCAACCTACAACTGGGAGATCGAATCAGTGGTGCTACGGCATACTATCAGGGAGAAACTGTGTTCCAGATCAATGGATCTACTGGTGGAACATTCTCCGCAGCAACCACAACTGCTACGGTAATAGATTGGAATGCAACAGGAAAGACTCTAGGTATCACCAATCTTTCAGGTACTCTTAATACAGGTTCTACTGAAAGTATTAAGGGAGCAAGTTCTGGTGTTGAGTACTACATCTCATCCAAGGAAACAACAACGGTTATTATACCACAAGAACCTGCAAGCACAAATGAAGATAGTGGAGAAAATGAAGAGTTTGGGTTTGAAGCGGATAAAGAAAATATATTTGACTTCACCGATATAGATCCATTTAGTGAGGGTAATTACTGATGTTTACTCATTTCTATAAAGAATCTATAAGAAAGATGGTGATAGGGTTTGGTTCACTTTTCAATGATGTTCGAATTGTTAGGAAGAACTCAGACGGAAGTGAAAAGGAACAGATCCGTGTGCCGTTGTCCTATGGACCCAAAGAAAAATTCCTTCGAAGAATACGAGAAACAAGCAGCATATCAGATGATAATAAGGTAATTGAATTACCCAGATTGTCATTTGAAATTACAAATTATATTTACGACCCAAACAGGAAAAGAAATTCTCTCACAAGAAGAAAAGCACAACAGTCAGTAGGTGCCGGAGACAAATACACATATACTTACGCAGAAGTACCATATGATATATCATTTACTCTGCAATCATATGTTCGTTATATGGATGATGCTCTTCAGATAACAGAACAAATATTACCATACTTCGCACCAGACTTTACAGTAACTATTAACTTCAATGATATTAATACAAAAGTAGATGTTCCTATCACCCTGAACGATGTTGCATTAACAGAAGAATATGAAGGGGCATTCGATACTAGAAGATTAATTACTACACAATATACATTTACAGCAAAGACATATGTTTTTGGTCCAACAAAACAAACGAATTCAGAAGTTATTCAAAATGCAGACATTACATTCTTTGATCTTGAGGGTTCTAATTTCGAAACAACAAGAGGTGCTGGTGGAACTGGACCAACCGGTGCTGTGTTTAGAAGTATATACGGTGTGAGTGGTGGTGCGGACACTCTTCTACATAACTTTGGTTATACTAGTGATATCAAGACCGAAAGGTTTGTTGGTGGTTCCACTGGACCTGGTGGTATTGGGTTAGATTATCTTGGAAATACATATGCGTGATATTAAAAAAGAAACTGATGAAAAAATTTCAAACTCTCTAGGTATATCTTACGACTCAGAACCATCGAACACTAATTCGTTGGCTAGGGTGGTAGATGTGCCAAAAGAATTAATGACTGTAGACAATAAATCTGATAAAGATTTTAATGATGTGCGAAATAACCTAGTGGAATTAATAGACACGGGTAAAGTCGCTATAGAAGGTATTCTTAATGTTGCTGAAAATGGAGATTCACCCAGAGCATATGAAGTTGTTTCTCAAATGCTAAAAACTGTATCTGAACTCAACAACGATTTGTTAGGTATGCACCAGAAAGCAAGAGATATTCAAAAGACAGAAAATAAATATACTCAAAACACCACTAACAATTCTATCTTTGTGGGTTCCTCCAGTGAATTATTGGACATGTTAAATGAGAGCAGAAGCACGAAAAAGGCTTTACAGGATGATATTATAGAGGACACAAATGAGTAGCAGAAAAGGTGGATATCTTGGAAACCCAAATCTAAAAGAGTGTGGGCAGAAAATTCAATTTTCCAAGGAAGAATTAAAAGAATTTATAAAGTGTCAGAAAAATCCAGAATACTTTATAAAAAAATATATTAAGGTAGTTGCCCTTGATCAAGGTCTTGTTCCATTTAACTTGTATGACTATCAAGTCAAAATGGTAGACACTATTCACAAAAATCGTTTTGTGATTGCGAAATTACCTCGACAATCTGGTAAATCTACTACAATCGTTTCGTATATTCTACATTATATTCTTTTTAACCAGAGTATGTCAGTTGCTATTCTTGCGAATAAGCAAGCAACAGCAAGAGAAATCTTACACAGACTTAAACTTGCTTATGAATATCTACCTCTATGGTTGCAACAAGGGATTGTTGAATGGAATAAAGGTTCTATTGAATTGGAAAACGGTTCTAAAATTTTAGCATCATCCACTTCAGCATCTGCAATTCGTGGTGGTTCGTTTAACCTCATCTTCTTGGACGAATTTGCCCATGTTCCTAACAATATCGCAGAGGAATTCTTCAGTTCAGTATACCCGACAGTTACATCTGGTCAAACTACAAAAGTATTAATGGTTTCCACACCAAATGGATTAAATCTATTTTACCACTATTGGGTAGGAGCAAATAGAGAAGAGGACGATAAGGAAAAAAATGATTATGTTCCTTTTGAGGTTCATTGGAGTCAAGTTCCAAAATATCCAGGTGGACCTCTAAGAGATAAAGAGTGGAAAAAGGAAACTATAGCAAACACAAGCGAAGAACAATTTGAATCAGAATTTGAATGTGATTTTCTTGGTAGCAGCAACACTCTTATATCATCAAAGAAATTGCATGAGTTGGCGCACAAAAAACCTATTATGTCAAGTCAAGAGGGAGTTGATGTTTACGAAAAGCCAAAAAAAGATCATGTATATGTTATGTGTGTGGACACATCAAGGGGCGTGGGAAAGGATTATAGTGCCTTTACTGTGATCGATATTTCAGATCCACCATATAAAGTAGTTGCTAAATATAGAAATAACCTTATATCACCTATGCTTTTTCCGACGATTATTAGATCTCTAGCAAAACAATACAACAGGGCATACACTCTAATTGAGATTAATGACATTGGGGGTCAAGTAGCAGATGTTCTTCATGATGATTTAGAATATGAAAATGTTCTCATGTGTTCATATATGGGAAGAAAAGGTCAAACCATCACTGGGGGCTTTGGTGGAGGTGGTCAGTCTCATTTTGGAGTGAGGACAACTATTCCTGTGAAAAAATTGGGATGTTCTGTATTGAAAAATTTAATCGAAGGAAACAAACTTTTAATAGATGATAAGGATATTATATTAGAATTATCAACATTTGTATCAAAAAGACAATCATTTGAAGCCGATGATGGACATACGGACGATTTGGTAATGACTCTGGTAATGTTTAGTTGGTTAAGTCGTCAAGATTATTTTAAACAATTAACAGATGTGGATGTTCGAACAGAACTATTTGAAGAGGTAATAGATGAAATTGAAGAAGATATTTCCTTTTTTGGCTTTATAGATGATGGTTCTGAGGATGAAAGTACATGGGACGGAAATGATAGGTGGTACAACGAAAATACCGATTCTTATACATATTGATGACATATTTTAAGAAAATAGCCATTCGATTCGAAGGTCTTAAAGGAGTTTCAATATGCCTTTCTCAGTAAGCCCAAATGTTGATGTAACCAAAAGAAATTTAACCAACCTAGCAACAAATGTTTCAGATGTTATTGTGGGTTATGTAGGTCGTTTTGACTGGGGACCAACCGGTGAAAATAAAGTTATAAGTAGCAGAGCAGAATTAGAAGCCATGTATGGATCTCCATCTTCGGCTGGATCTACTGGTATGGATTGGTGGATTGCGGCAAATGCCTTGAGTTACGGCAACCCACTCACCATTAGAAGATCAATGTCATACGGTAATGGTGCTACTAGAGCCTCTGCACACGGTATAACATTGGCAGCGGGCGGCGCAGGAACCAATACAATACAGTCTATTTACTCGGGCGAATTAGGAAATAGTTTACGAGTTGCTATAATCGGATCCAGTGATGGAAATACAGGCTGGGTTTTGGGTCCAAGTGCTTCTGCATTAGGAACAACTCTTGGTGTGTTTAATCCATATAATTACGGTTATATCCCATCGACCACTGCTTTTGCTTCTGACAGAGGCGTGACAGGAGATGAAGTACACATAGCAGTTCTTGATGATAAAACAGAAACATCTCTCGGTGTTGGAGACAGTATTCTAGAAGTATATACTGGTCTTTCAAGATGTAGAAATGCAAAGGCTATTGACGGAAGCAATATCTATTATAAGGATTATATCAACAACAACTCAAACTATATTAGAATAAAAGATACCAATCTTTTTCCGGATAGTGATCCAACACTTTCCGATAATAGCGAGTCAAATAGTGGAGTTACATTCCAGAACGCATGGTGGCGGACATCTCCTGCATTAGTTTTGTTTAATGGTATGACTTCCGAAGCGGCGGTTGGTGGAACTGGTGGTGTAACAGGAAATGTTGCAGTGACCTTCCTTAGTGGTGGTGCAAATTCGACCAACTTTACGACTGCTGGTCGTAGTGCAGACTATGATACTGCCTTTGCGGATCCAGAGCAAAGTGATGTTGACATTCTATTAGCAGGTGATCCTTCCGGGAATGTGAATAAAAAGGTTTCCGAGATTGCATTAGACAGAAAAGATTGTGTAGCAGTTTGTTCACCAGAGGGTGCTACTGCAACGACATTCCATGTCACTAACGATTCATCACCATCCATAACTGTTGGTCAAGCAAAAACATCAAGAGATGCCATTGGTGATAATTCATACGCAGTTATGGATAGTGGTTGGAAGTATATGTACGACGATATTAATGATATTGGAAGATGGATTCCAATGTGTTCAGATACTGCGGGCATTATTGCAAGAACAACCAACAATAGAGATCCTTGGTTCTCACCAGCAGGTCTTAATCGGGGTGTTCTTAATAGTGTAATAAAATTAGCACTAAATCCAACAAGAACTCAGAGAGATGATTTGTATGCACATCAAATCAATCCCGTAACTACTTTCCCCGGAGAGGGAGCAGTACTGTTCGGTGATAGAACTCTACAAACACGACCAAGCCCGTTTGATAGAATTCATGTCCGAAGATTGATGAATGTTCTAGAGAAGCAAATTGCTACAGCAGCAAAACTACAACTCTTCGAATTTAATGATAACTTCACACAGAGATCATTTGTGAATCTAGTAGAACCATTCCTCAGAAGCGTACAAGCACGAAGAGGTATCGATTCATTCTCAATTGTTTGTGACGACACAAACAACCCGCAGTCTGTAGTCGATGACGGTAGATTTGTAGCAGACATTTTCATTAAGCCATTGAATGCAATTAACATTGTTCAACTCAACTTCACTGCTCAAAGTAATACAGCAGCGTTTAGCGAGAATATTGCATCAAATAGAGTTTCTTCCACAGAACTCTCTGGTTATTGAATAAATAATTAGGGACATCAGAAAGGGGAAAATATGGCGTTAAATGACCTAACAACAATGCTACAACAAGGTGGTAACTTTGTTCGTCCATCACATTTTAATGTGAAATCAGGTAGAGTAGCGGGCACTGAGTCTTTCTTTGTGAAAGCAGCGTCCTTACCAACATCGACTTTGAATACCATTGAAGTTCCATATTATGGTAGAAAGGTAAGAGTACCATCAACCAGAACATTCGATACATGGAACATAACTGTTATATATGGTAGTGATGGTGCAAATAACATTCGAAGGAATTTTGAAGCGTGGATGGCAGAGGTTCAATCACCACAAGGGCATTTTCTTGCAGACAATAGTGTTCTCGATGACTGGACTGTAGAACTTTTAAATCCACAAGATGAAAGTGTTGTCAAAGAAATAAAGATGGTTGGATGTTATCCAGCAGAATTAGGTAGTGTAGAATTAAACCAAGACACCACCGATGCCTTGGCTGAATTTACCGCAACTATAAGATATACATATCACACCACCGTCTAGGAGTAATCTGAAATGTCATTAGATAATATCATTGGCCAATCAAGCACTAATAAATTTGCCCGTCCTTCTTTATATCTCGTTGGATTACAAACTGCCGGATCAGGAAGTCCAATGACTATAGAACAGAATGAAGAATTGGGTGGTGGTCTTCTTATCAAAACATCATCATTACCAGCAACATCAATAGGGACGATTGAAATTCCATATAGAGGAAGAAGAGCATATATTCCTAGTACAAGAGCATTACCAGGTGATATATCAATGACCATACTTTACCATACAGATCAGGATTGGCACGGTCTTTTTACTAGTTGGATGAATACATTTCAAAATGAAGCAACAACAGAATTATCAAATACTCAATTAGATGGTAATGTAATGACTATAGAATCAAAGGATTCTACAGGTGAACTACTTGATACCTACAAACTATATGGTTGTATTCCTACATCGATTGGTGCCGCTGAATTGAGTTCAGAGAATGCCGATTCATTACTTGAGTTTACTGTAAATATACAGTATACTTATCATACATTTAATGAAGTTTAATTTAAATAAATGAACGGAGTGAAAGATGCCATTAGACATATTCGGATTCAGTATAGGCCGGAAGAATGATAAAAAATTAGAAAATGCTAG